CTTTTAACTTTGATGATAGCCATTAATAAGTTCCACCATCAATTGTTGAGGTTGGTGTTAATACCTTAGCCTTATCAATTCCAATATAATAAATAGTTTTTGTTGGGTTATAGTTGGTATCATGAATTGTATGAAGGATTAATCCATTTGATATTACAGCTGCATCGAATGATGACTTTGTAACATTAAAGTAAGATCCTACTCCTTGACTAATTGAGACGTTTTTACTATTAGCAATCTTTGTTCTTTGGTCATCAGTTAAGTGAAGATTACTTGATACGTGTGCATTATAAGTAGATGCTGCAACGCCACCTAATTCTGATAATGTAATAACTACTGCGCCGGTTTTACTATTAACACTTGTTACTGGACTAACCGCTGGAATAATTGAGGTTGGAAGTTTACCATCAGCACCAATTAAAGGGACTGTTCCATTAGATGTTCCGGTATTTCTTTTAGATGCTGTTCCTAGTGCTAATGCAGTAATCTTTGCATCAACTGAAGCATCTTGATTTGCTTTACTAGCATATTCGATATAATCACTTGCTGATAGCGGATTCGCTGATGTTGCTGTTTTATCCGCTTTAGAAATATATAAATTCCCGCCATTTAAATCAATTAGTGGCTCCCCTGCTTTAACAGTACCACTTGAACCTACAATTGGACCAGTTCCTGATGAGGTTCTTCTTTTTATTTGAATTATTGCCATTTTTCTTTTCCTTTCCTAAAACCTATAAAAAATGACTCTACTAATTGTGTGTGTTGTAGAGCCACAAGTTAAAGTCAAATTCCCATTTTGATATGATACATACATTGAATAAGTAGATCCATGATACGTATAATTCACTGATGTGTATGAACCTAGTATTTCAAAGATTAATGGTCCTGGTAGATTAACTACCGTTCCATTACCTAATATGATTACTAAAAAGGCTCGCATCAGGTTATTAGAATAATTATCACTTATCCTATAAACACCACTTGAGACATATGTTGGAACAATCACGCTAGGTGCTGTATTATCTCTTAACTTTTGTTCTAAGTTATAAACAAGCGAGTCAGCATTAAGTAATGTTTCTCTTTTGAACTGATTATTTAGCGTAACTGAAGTAGTTGTTTTACTGTATGCACATAAAACAAACTCATATTGTCCTTGCCCACTCGATAAATCATTTTGAATTAAAGATGGATAACTTGAAGCTTGTTCTTTGGTATAAATTGAAACTGTATTACTTGTTAAATTAACACTTAATATTACATAACCTAATCTACTCGCATTTGGTGTAATTGATACTTGCGTATTATTTTCAATATAGATTAATCTTCCTTGAATCATGACGTAGCCATCTTGAAATGTTATTGTGTTATTTGCAAGCGTATAATAAACACTACTCCTACTTCCAGCAAGAACTCCTGTTCCTACTGAAAAGATAAAATCATTTAAATCAGCATCATGCCTAGATGCAACACTTGCGCCATCAAAGGTTATTTTTACTGCACCCATTAAAACTCTCCTCCATCTAAATCAGAATACCCAGTGTTATTCACTGTGATATTACTGATGTTACTTTTTACATTCTTACTTAATATCTGAATTTTCTCTGTTAACTTTAATCTAAACTCACCCAAGGTGATACTTGCTACTTCAAAGGTGTTAAAGTACTTAATGCCTGTAACGAGTGAATCATATCTTTTACCCTTATAAATAAACTCAACAAAATCACCAATCTCTAAATTTCTTAAAACTTCTAAAGAGTGGTTTTTCTTATTGATCGTAAAACTAATTTGATGATCTGTTTTATCAACACTTAAAATTGATAGTGCTTTTGTATCTAAATCAAGGTAATCGTTATCCGAATAAGTCTCTACTTTACATATCACTTTTTGATACCTTAATGAGCTGTTATTATCTTTAGTAATTGAACCATCTGTTTGTAGATAATAAATAACGGTATCCTTAAAAAATAAATTAGATGCCTTAGGGTGGTAGATTGCTTTATTAACACTTTCTTTACTTGAATCATTAATCACTAAATCTTCTAAGATTAGTTTATCTGCTTTAATCTTTACACCACTTATAACATTAACAATTCTTATCATCACACCACTAAATTTACCGTTATTAAAAACCACTTCATGTCTGATGTAAACGCCATACATTTTATTTGCAAGTTCTAATAATTCATAGATAGTCATTACTTTATCTTCATCAAAAATAAAACTACCTGTCCTAGATGTTTCCACATTAATACTTAGGTAGTATAAGTTTTGTTTTAAATCACTATTTTGTAGATATGTCTTTCTAATCACTTCTTCTAAATATGTGGCAACATTACCATTATAATTTTTAACCAATACTTCAATTTTAAATACTTCTTTAAAGTCTACGGTTGAGATAATCAAATGTGTCTTTTCATCTTCAATGTTTTCAACAATACCAAAATAAGCATTATCATTTTTCACATAGACATAGTCACCAACCTTAGCATTGAGTTCATTTTTATTAATCTTAAAGTATGACTTCTGGGTGATAACAATATCATGTATAATCTCAAACTCATCACCAATGACCGCATGGTCTTTATATGCAAACGTTAAATAATCTAATATAATCAAATCCATAACCATCACCCCAGATGATATTCAAAGATATGAACTTTGCATAAAGTATTAGTTGATACTCCTGATTTAAATTCAAGTGTGTTTTGTCCTGGACTAAGTTCGATGAAGTTATCCTTTTCAAAATCTTGATAAGAATATATATCAGTTTCAATTTCCTCTTTAATCATTTTTAGATATTTATTATCTGGAACTGATGATGTAATAATTACTGCATCTTCTGCCACCATATTTAATCTTAATGATGATATTAATTTTCCCGACTGGATCACATTGATTTCTGGGTGATCGACATTACCTTCCATTTCAATAATTAGACTTGCATTAAAAAAACCACCAATATCAATTGTGGTTCTACCTTCTCTTGTGATTTGATAATTATATGTATAGTTATAAGGATAAATCTTACCGCCAGATTGATTAGTAATATCAATGATGATTTGTCTTTCTTTTATCCAGTAACTTTTCTTATTAAAAACAATTTCACTTTTTAAGATACCTGCTTCTAACTCCGCTTTAGATAAAGAAACAATATCTACATAAACATACTTGGTTTCATTAGTGACGTAGTAAAGTTTTAAATTTTCACTACCTTGGTTTAAATAGTCAATAAACTTTTGATAGCCATCATAGCCATCTAAAAAATTTAAAGCAGCACTTATTTCTAATAGTGGTGTTTCTTTTTTGACAGTTTTATGGATATGGCCATACTTTAAATAACTTAAACTAAACTCAAATCCAAGTCCAACAATATCAGATATTAAAACACCGGTATAATACTTAAAATGAAACTGCACACCATTTTCGTTTTCTAAATAAAATCTTCTTATCATATATATTTACCACCTAACGCTTTATTAATGGAATCAATATCAAAGGTGGATGATGTGGTGTTAATGGTAATTGAATTATTTGTTTGATTGCTTGAAGTGCTAGTGTTTGTATTAGAGTTCTTCTTTAAATTAAAAGTATTACTAAACCAACCGCCTACTTTACTTGCAACACTTGAAACTGCATTCTTAGCTGTTGATACTGCATTTGATACGCCATTTGTTACATTCTTTCCAACATTTGATACAGCACTAACAGCGCCACTTACTGCATTTGATACTCCACTTGCGACATTTCCTGCAACACCTGATACCTTATTTGCAACGCCACCAACAAAATCACTAATACCACCAAAGACATTACCGACTTTATTACCAACATCACCGACAAAGTTTCCTACCTTGCCTGCTACATCGCCTATAAAGTCACCTATGCCACCGACAACATTGCCAATCGTATCACCAATTCCACCTAAAACACCACCAACTACATCGCCTACATTACCAGCAAAATCAAAGATCTGTTTAAAAAAGTTAATGATCGTTTCTAATATCTTGATGATCGGTGCAAGTATTTTCTCTAAAGCTTGAAAAGCCGGAACTAAGATAGCTTGTAATACATTACCTACAATTTCAATTAAAGGTGAAATCATTTCAAAAATATCTGCTAAAAAGTCTAGTTGTTTAATTAGTGGTGCAAGGATCATGTCGATGATCGGAACTAAGATATCAATTAATCTTGTAATGATATTTATAATGATTTCAATAATAGGCATTAATGCATCCATCAAGACTTCGACTATTTCAATGATTGGTTCTAAGAGTCTTTGGAATACTTCCATTAGTTTTTCTAATAACTCTTTAAACTTCTCGCTGCGCATTAAAGCCGTAACGACAATTGCGATTAAAGCACCAATACCTAGTGTTGCTGCATTAATTCCTATGCCAGCAGCTGCCGCTGCAGCACCGACACCTTTTATGGCAACCGCTACTATCTTTAGTAATGGTCCAACTTTACCAATAATAGTTAAGACTGGTCCAACTGCTGCTACAATTCCTACTAGGGTTGCTATTAACTTTTTATTACCTTCGCTTAGGTTAGTCCACCATGAAATCATATTACTTATTGCAGGTATTAATTTATATGTAATCATTTCAACTACACTTTGCATAGCAGGAACTAAAGCTACAGCTAGTTCAACCGTTAGTGCAGATGTTGATTGTTTTAAACTATCCAGTGAATCATTAAATGCACCAGTAACTTCTGCTTGTTCACTTGTAATAATTCCAAGTTCTCTAGCTTGATTACGGAGTTCACTAATTGCTTCACTTTCTAAATTAAGCATTGGCAGTAACTCTGCGCCTAACTTATCACCAAATAAATGATTAGCAAGTGCAGTCTTTAATGATTGATCCTCAACCTTAGATAGTGCATCTCGCATAATCTCAAAAGCTTCACTGGTATCTTTACCTTCAAGTTCATCCATTGAAATACCAAGTGCATGAAATACACCAGCAAATGATTTAACATCACCAAGTGCAATATCACCTAAGATTGAGTTTACTTTAATGAAGGCTCGCTCTAAACTCGAAGTCTCAGTTCCGGCAATTGTTGCCACATGATTCCACTCTTGTAATGCTTCAATTGACATACCAATTTTTGATGCCGTATCATTTAATGCATCAGCGGTATCAGCACCCTTTTTAGCAAGCATTCCTAACGCAGTAACGGCTCCTAAAATAGGAACCGTTACACTCTTAGTTAAAGTACTACCAACTTTAGCAATGTTATCAAACTTAACATTACCTAAATCTTTAATCTTAGTTTTGGTTTTCTCTAACTCATTATTTAATCTTTTTACTTCAGCTTCTGAGTATGCAACGTTTCTTTGAACTTTCCTGAATTCAGCATCTGATGTTGTCCCTAGTTTAAGTCCTTGTTTAGCCTTTTCTAACGCCTTATTTTGCGTATCTAGGCGTTTTTTAGTTGTTTCCAACATCTCATTCAACTGGGTTTGTTTCTTGCGCCAAAGCTCAACATTTGAACTATCATATCTTAGGTTTGTATTAATGGCACGCAAGTCTTTTTGTTGTTCTTTTAACTCTTTACTTATTTCTTTTAATTCGTTATCTAAGTCCTTACCATCAAGACTTAATTTAATATTAATCCCTTTAATGGTTTCTGCCATTATTACTCACCTGCCTTTATAATAAGAATAAATCAATATCCTTTTGAGTAGCTCGTCTTATCGGTGTTTCATTAGACATAGTCTTAACTTCTAATTCAATTAGTTTTGCATACACTTCAATATCAAAATATTTAGTATCTTTAATTGAAATGCCAAGATGAGCAAGATTATATATGATGTTTGCGGTGGTATTTTGCTCATCCTGCATTTCTACTTTGGGTCCTCTTTACCTTCTTTACCACCTAATAGTTCTGTAATTGTATTTGAAATGTTTTCTAATTCTTTAACATCTGATAAAACACTAAAATCCAGATCCATTAAAAACTCATCATAGCTCTTCTTTGTAAATGGTTTATGAAGGATATAAATTATCCTAAATAAAACATCAATTACAACTGCTGCATCAGTATCATCTTGATTAATCTTTTCTAACTTCTTTATATCACTAAACAGTTCTGTTCCAAAGACATTACGATAAGAGATAATAGTAAAAAGTGAGGACTTTAATCTAATGTCCTCACCTGCTATATTAATTGTTTTTTCCATCATTAAACACCAATCACAGGAAGTTCTGGAACTTGTGTAAAGAATGATGAATAGTTAGTATCACCATATTTTGCAATTGTTCTAATAACTGAATAGTTACCAACTTCAATTGATCTTGCTGTAATATCAATTGACACTTCATTTGGTTCAATTGATTCAGCCTTTGATTTTGTATTATCACTAATTGGACTTGCTGTACATAAGAAATACCAAATACGTCTCGATTTAGCATCACCTTGTATTTCATAACCTAGTGCAAATGTTTTAGTACGATGATTAATCACTTCTACTAAGTTGCCATTAGAGTCTTTTGCAAAACCTAACACATCAACTTTAAAGTCATCATCAAGTTCTGTTAGTTTTAATGTGATATTAGAACCACTGCTTGATGCCAGGGTTGCGATAATTTTATCATCTGCATAAACATCGGTTTTACCAGCGATAACTTCTGCACTTAATTCTTGTGCACCGTTTAGCTTCTTAGGTGTTCCAAAATCCCATGAGTCATCTTCATTTGGTGTAGCTACTGCATAGTGGACATTTTTAAGTCCGAATGTTACTTTATTACTCATTTTTAAATTCCTCCATTTTTATTTCATAAATTCGATAAATGCCAGTATCAATTAATGGATATTCACTTATCAATCTAAAATCAATACCAGCAAGGTCAAGTGCATCTTCTAACCTTTCTTCTAAAACAACATCTTTATTCTTTGTAACAAGTGTTATTTGAATCGTTATTTGTTTAAGTAGATATAAGTCATCTGCATAAGTTTTAGGATTTTTACTTATTTCTTGATAAACAATAAAAGGCACTTCAGCATTATTTTCAACATAAAGTGCATAATAAACTTTATTAGGTAAGACTTCGTTTAATAAACTATAGATGTATTCTAATCTTTCTTTAGTAGCCACGAATAATCCTCCTAATGTCATCAAGCATTTTCGGTGTAAAGTAATCAAATGCTGGTCTCATAAAAGGTCGTGCTGCTACATATTTACCGCCTTTGTGCTGGAAACCAAATTCAATCAAGTGGACAAGCCTACCTTTTTCTTTAGCATGAATCACAATAGTTTTATTAATTCCTTCACCAATTTCTGTTTTAGTAAATTCATCGGCCATTGCACCTTTTCTACCACTTCTAGGGGTATTAGCAATAACGTATTCTAAAATCTTAGCACCTGTTTCATCAAGATTTCTTTCTAACTCTTTTTTAACATCATCAGTGTATTCTTTAATTGCATCATTTACTTCATCTAAAAAGTTATTAAGTGTAGCCATTAATCTCATCCCTTTTGATCTTAGTTTCCATTAAGTAAAGTTCCAAAAACTGACCGGTTAGGTAAGTACGCTCAATTTGATATATAACATCATCAATAGTTGCGTACTTACTACCGTCATATAAGAAGCTTTGTATTTTTAATGCAACATCTACCTTGTATTCGTTTTTCTTACTTTCGTAATACTCTTTAGATGTTACAGATTTAGATATTCCTAAAACTTCTTTTTTACTAATTAACTGATAACCTTTATTACCGATCGCATCTCTCACAGATGTGATCTTAAGTAAAGTTATTCTAATATTAGGACTACTCGGAAACATAACTATCACCACTTGATAAAGCTAGTTGATTTAATAGCATTTCAAAACTCTTAGGTAATTCTTTTACTGAACCATCAGACTTAAAACCAAAAAACGTCTTACAATAAATCACAACTAACGAATGGGCTATCGGATGACTATTTGCAACCTCTGGTTTTATGCCTGTTGTTATGAGTAAGTTTTTACATGCTAAAATATGATTGTTTAATTCATCATCTGCATAGTTTTCAGATAATGGTATTAAGAGTGATTTTTTAACTGTTTCAAGTAGTCCCATTTTTTAAACCTCTATTCGCTTGGTGTGGCAACTTTCTTTTTAACTCTTAAGAAGCCTTTATATCCGACAACATTACCACCAGTAAATACTGATGCTTTATAACTGATAATGCCATCTTTAAACTTGTAATCATTTGACTTACTAATCTCTACTGGTGAGAAGATTGGTACTTCATAGTTAAGTAATGAACCATAAGCAATACCATATTCACCAGCAGATGTATTTGTATCGCTAATCGCTTTACAATAGGAATTAATGATATAAGGAATACCATCAATTGTATTATTAACATAATCAATTGTATGAACCTTTCTACCTTCACTTGTACGTAGTCCAGCAAATGCTCTTAAATCATTTTTGTTTAAGATTAAAAATGCGCCACCTTCAACTTCTTCATCTCCACCATAAGCAAAGATGATATCATCTAAGGTTGAGTCAGTGATTGCAGCGAGCTCTAAATCAGTTGTATCTGATAGTGCTACTGCCTTATCGCTAAAGATACCAGTAAATGTATTTGATGTACCAGGACCTCTTAAGATTTGTTCACTAATCTTTTTCTTTAGTGAAACGTTAATATTCTTTAAGACTTCTGCTTGATATGGTAAGTTAGGTAGTTTTTCTAACTCTTCAGTAATTTCTGTATACGCAGTTACCTTAACTTTGGTAATAGTTAAATAACCATATTCAGGTTCAGTCTCACTGTATGATTCACCTTCATTAGTTAAACCAGCAATACCACTACCTTTTACAAATGACTTCTTATAAGTCTCACCACCATTAAGGTTTACAACTTTAACTCTATCAACTAAAGCTGATACCTGTGTAAATGGATATGGTGCAATACCATCAGCTACATGTTCTGGTAGTAAGATCTCATCACTTGAAACTTGGATCACACGTGATTCTTTTAAACTCTTACCACGTACTTCAAGTTCCTCTTTATTAACTTGATTGCCTCTTTCAATGACAATCGGATTAAACTTAGTTTTATTTTGAATTGCTAGTTTTCTTTCGATTGTTTCTTGTTCCTCTTTTAATTCATCAACTTCAGCTTCTAATTCTTCTAACACTTCAAGTGTTACTTCAGCACCAATCAAACCTTTAATTTCAGTGATACGTGCTTTAATTTCATTACTTCTTTTTTCTAAATTCATGATTTTACTCTCCTATTTTTATTTTTAAATTTAGTTTTCTTCTTACGAGTTCAACTTGTCTTTTACGCTCTTCTAATTCCATAGTCTTTAGTTCTAAGTCCATAGCCTCTAAAGAACGAGCATATATTGAAGTCTTATCGTAAGCAGGTGTATCAACAATTGAAACATCATACAAACGTTCAATTTTTCTAATATATCTTTTTGGAACATCACCATTTTGGTCCCATTCCTGTTCACTAACCACAAAAGCAAAACTCATCTTGTCTAAGAGTCCTGATTTAACCATCTTAAAGATGTCTTGATTGCTTTGAGTATCTAGTAATTCCGCACGAACTTTTAATCCTACATCATCACTAGTTAATGTGAGCGAACCATTCTTAGTTCTTGCGATAATTAAAAATGAATCCATATGGTTATATTTCATTGGTACATCTTTAATTGCGGCGTCAGTAATCGCATCTTTACTAATGCTTTCAATAAAGCCATATGATTCATCACCAATTAAAGTTGGCTCATCATAGATAATTGCATAGCCTTCTAAAATCATTTTGTCTTCAGTTTCTTCTAACCTAACCTCAGCAATCCTTGTTTCTTTTTTCATCTAGTTTCTACCTCCTTTGCTTTGGTTTTAGTTGGTGATATTTCGTAATCATACTCTAAGACATTATCTTTGTATGATAGTTCTGTAATCTTATGCTTCTTACAAAAGGTAGTAATTGTTTCTATCTTTTCTTTTTGTTCAGCTAAGATTGTATTTAATGCTTCTTTGCTAACTTGACCATTAATCGTTACTTTCATTTTCATCGCCCTTTCCGACTTGATATTCATTTGCCTTAGTGGCATCTACATAATTAAGTGATTGCAATCTCTTATCGCCGTTTTCTACTGGTTCTAATCCAAGAAGTGCTCTTGATTCATTTAATGACATAATACCTAAGCCCATTAACTTCTCAATTGCAGTAATCTTACTATTCCATGATGCATACTGTAATCTTTCACTATAAAAGATGATTTCCTCACCACGCATGATTTCATTTCTTGTAAGTAACCCTAAAGAAAAAGCCTCAGACATCTGAATGGCTAAAGGCTCTATGGTTTGTTCATAAAATGAATTGAATTCATCTTCTGTATAATCAGAATTAAAGATTGCTGCAGATACGCCAAAGTAATCTAATATCTTTGACTGCAAGAACTCTAAGGTATCTTTATCAACTAACTTAGGGTCAGTATTAAGCGGAACGTAGTCACCTTTTAAATCAACTGGAATAATCGAACTTCCTTTACTCTTAACTGACTCTCTTAAAATTTCATTAAATGAATCTAGTTGCTTTTTCTTATCACTTTCACTTAACATCGCACTCATCTTAAGTAGTCCTTTTATTTGCATTGAACTCTTAAGAGCGTTATCAATTCCTTGTAGGACATTTTCATTTATTTGAATTGTTTTAAGTAGTGCTTCTTGGTCACCACTTGAACTGGATCCACCAAAGATCTGATTAGAATGATAAAATCTTTTTAAATGAATGATATTCTCATAGGGAACAGTAAATGATTCGCTTGTTTCAAAGTTAAATTTTAAGTAATAATTATTGGCTGTATCTACAATAGGTTCAACAATTGTTGGCTTTAATGGATAAAGGCTATGCAGTTGACCAGTTTTGCTATCAAACATTGGATAAATAAAAGCATTATCCGTCATGAATAGTGTAGTTACTATAAAATAAATAAACTGATATGTAGACATCACTTCATTTGGCTGATGCTTTAAAAGAAAAGACAGCCTACCAGATTTCTCTGTAACTGTCTTATCATTTTCTTTTTTTATGTATCTTGGTTTAAGTTTTGCACATTGACTAGCAATTCTATCAACTGCAATCTTTACTACATCTGACTTTGATATATTAGAACCAAAGTTTGATAATGGTAGATTAAGTTCACTTATTAATTTAAAGGACTCTTTCGAGCCCTCTTTTTTCTTTCTTTTAAATATGGCCATAGAGACCTCCATTAAATCATATTTTCATATTCAAGTTTATATCTATTTAAAACAGCATAAGCAATAATGAGTGCTACTGCACCATCAATTCTTTTATACTTACTCCCAAGTTTTGATGGTTGGATATTTCCATTTATATCAATCTTTGCTTGTGTGTTCGCTAGATTCCATTTCATGATTGGATTGTTATTATAAATAACATTACCATTCTTTAAGTCAGCTTCTAATTGTTTCATTGGTTCAGACAATGAATAAATGCCTTGTCTAACCTTTTCCATTTCAAAACCTAACTCTTCCATTTCCTTAGTCCAATACTGACTGTTCCATGGGTCATAGCCAACCCAGAGCGGTCTTATCTCATGGGTTCTAATCATCATTAAGAACCACTGGGTAACTAATGTAAAATCATTTTGATTACCATTGGTCACTGTAATTAAGCCTCGCTCAACCCAGATATCATAAGGAACATTATCTTCCTCTTTCCTGCGTTTGATAACTTCACTTGGCATAAAGAATTGTGGAATCACATACTTCTTACCATCTTTAATTAATAGTAACAACGCTACTGTTAAGTCAGTTGTTGATGATAAGTCAACACCGCCAATTGCATAGCTGTTTCTTAAATCATCAATGTTATAGGTTACATCATTATTTAGATCATCAAATGTCAACCATGATCCTTGTTCTAATTGTTTAATATTGAAGTCTTTGCATAACATGGTAACGCGTGTCGCTAAATCATGTCTTGCTTTATTCATCAAGTCCTCTAAGTAATGATGAGTTTTTACTACCCCTAAACTAGGATTAGATTTTTGCCATGTTTTCTTATCTTGGTAAATTTCATCAACTGAATCTTGAGTATATAACCAAGGAAGGACTCTTTCATCTTGGATCTCACCTTTGATCATCTTTCTAACATAATCTAACTTGTTATCTAAAAATCCACCAACTGTAGTCCCCTCTGTTGTAATAATGAATATCAGAGGTTCTTCTTTTGTTGATTGACTTTGTTTAATTGCATCATATACTTTAGAATCAGTCATTTCATGAACTTCGTCAATACAACCCACTTCAATGTTATATCCATCCTTGTTTCTTGATTGAGCAGATAACTTCTTGATTTTATTTTTTGTCTTTGGTGAGTAAATGTGAAAGATGTTCTTTTTGCTTCGTCTTTCATTAGACAGTGCTTTAGATTGCTCTCTCATATTATTGATTTCTTCAAAAAGAATGTTTGCTTGTTCAGTCGTATTTGATGCACATACAATATCAACACCACCTTTTGATAAGAAAAACTCAGCAAGGTCAATAGCAGCAATAAATGTAGTCTTACCATTTTTTCTGGCAATGAGTAAGATAACTTCATTAAATCTTCTAAGATTAGTATCTGCCATCTTAAAACCATATGCTACTTGCAATACTGCTTTTTCCCAAAGCTCTAATATAAACGGCTCACCATTAAACGGACTTTTTGTATGCTTACAAAAGGTTTCAATAAAATCAATTCTAATATTGCCAGGCTTTAAATCAAAGTGGTATCTAGGGTTCTGTAAATCTTTCACTAAACCATCTAAAACGATTTTTAATTCTTTACCTACTAGGATTTCACCACTGTTAATCTTTTCATAGTATTCTAATAAATAGTTACTCATTCTATTCGTGCCATAAATTTATCGAACTCATCATCATCGTCTATAACATTCTTGCCCATTATGGAGTTTAGAGTTTTAATTACAGTTCCATAAGAATTCACAAGCTTTGTGTAATATTTGGCAGCTTCTGTTTGCCTCTGATTACCTTTAGATGATATTTGAACTGCACCATGTTTCTTGATTTGTTCTTGAAGGGTTGACAACTGAACTTTCATAAATGCTGCTTCGTTAATTAAATTATCTACAAGTTCTGTTTTAGTTGGATCTACTGAATTAAATAATGATTTTAATCTTAAGTATTCAACATTAACATTACTCATCTTTCCCATAAGTATTACCTCACTTTACAACAAAAAAAGCCACAAGTGTGACTTAATTCGTTAAATGTTTTTCAGATTTTCAAAAAATTGGCCTTGCGTTTTTTAATTGCCCACCCATGCGGTACCCTAAGCGTTCATATATTTATCTTAGTGGGGGGATTGTTTTATAATACTTATCCTATAAAATTACCATCATCATCAAACAATACTTCTTTTTTCTTAAACCTACCATGTTCCTTATTATGACATTCCTTACACAGCAACTCTAAGTTATCTTGGTTTAAACTAATGTTTGTATCATTAACATTATCAACTGTTAATCTTATTTGATGATGCACCTCTTCACCAATCGCACCACATCGCTCACACTTGCCCTGTGTGGCGTTCACTTTAAGAGTCCGAGCAACAATCCAAGCCTTCGATTTATAAAACCTGTGCAGTTCTTTTGGTTTTGCCATAAGCTTCTCTTAGTTGTTCTGCTTTTGATTCGGTATCTTCCCATTTAACATTAAGATCTGTTCTACCAACATGACCAAAGTGTGATAACTCTCTAAACTTAACCTTATCAAGTTCAAGTTCTTTTCTAATGTTTGCTGGTGTGAAATCAAAATATAACTTTAAAAGATAAAGTAAATCTTCATCAGATGTAATGCCTGTTCCAAATGTATCAATATAAAGTGATACTGGTTGAGCCACTCCAATTGAGTATGCAACACCAATTTCACAACGCTTAGCTAGTCCTGCATCAACAAATGCTTTAGCAGCATACCTTGCATAATAAGCAGCACTCCTATCAACCTTTGATGTGTCCTTACCACTGAAGGCACCACCACCATGATGAGAAAAACCACCATAAGTATCAACGATAATCTTTCTACCAGTTAAACCTGCGTCAGCTTCTGGACCACCAATAATAAACTCACCAGTTGGATTGATTAAAATATTGATATCTTCAATGTCTCCAAAGAGTGGTGTTAAGATTTCATCTAAGATAACTCTACTAACTTCAGTTTCGTCTGCATACTTTCTTGTTTGAGCTGATACTACAATTGTTTCAATTTCTCTTGGCTGGTCATTTTCATATGAACACGTCACCTGACATTTACCATCTGGACCAAATAAGTAAAAGTATTTGTTGTTTCTTATTTCTTTAAACTTTTTAGAAATTGCATGTGCTGCCGCAAGTGGTAATGGTATGCCTTCTTTTGTTTCATCAGTTGCATAACCATACATCATGCCTTGGTCGCCTGCACCTTGTTCTTTGTTGTATCTTTCATTCACACCAATTGCAATATCTGGTGACTGCTCTGATAAATGAACTAAGATATCAAATTCCTCAGGATAACCAATATCTAACAACACCCTACTAGCGATTAATTTATAATTAACCTTTGCTGTAGTTGTTACCTCACCAAAGATAAATACTTTGTTACCCTTGATTGCAGTTTCAACTGCTACCCTTGCATCTATATCTTCTTTTAAGATTTCATCTAAGATCGCATCACTAATCTGATCACAGACCTTATCTGGATGACCTTCAAAGACTGACTCGCTTGAAATGTATTTTATCATTTTGAAATTTCCCTTCTGTTTGTTTTATAAGTTAGTTTGAGCGCAAGTCCGAGTAAGACTTAAAAAGGCCACACGTGCGAACGTGGAGCCTAAGTGTTTGAAATTAAAGGCTGTTTAAAGCCGTTAATCTTATTTAATTTTCCATGCTGTATAAACTGAGCGGTAACTTGAGTCCCAAGTATCTAATAACTTACCATCTTTAATACATGCGATGTGCTTCGATAGTTTGACTATATAAGTTCCTTCTTTAAACAATTCTACAAAGTCATCAACTTTAACTCTAGGTACTCCTTTTGGAACTTTTAATACGATTCTATCAAATCTCTCTAAATATTTATAAATGAACTTTGTTTCTTTGTAACTACCAAAGCCTAATTCTTTTTTACTTTGGTTTAGTTCTCTTCTTACTTCTAAGTAGTCTTTATCAAATGCTAGTGCAATTGCTCTTACAACACAATCAGTTGTAAGTAGTCCTTTTGGATGAGGATTACTATATTCAAATACACTCATTGAAGTACACCGTTTAACCATTTAACTAATTCTCTACTTGAGTTTGTAAGTAAGACTGGTTTATCAAAGAAGTCATCAACACTATAAACCACATACTTTGTATCTTCCCAAGGTGAGTCCAATTGAACTAGTAATTGTGTTGCACCATCGTTGATGTTTGCAATTCTAAAATCATCATATAGTGGACCACTCATTGGACAGTTATTTTTAAACCATACATACATATTATTTAAATCAACTTTGCCACCATCTTTAATCTGTTTGATAATTTGACCCATCTTCTTGGTTTTGTTTTTTAAGCTTGTATCTCTACAAAACCAATCATACCAGCCAGCTTCAATTTGAACATTAGTGTTTTCATTTTCAAATTCATTATTATTAAATCTTTCAATCCAAGTTTTAAGGGATATTCTTTTTTCAGTCATGACGGACCTCTACAACATGGCATCTTCTTAAAAATGCTGAGTATCTTGCATAACCATATCCTTCTGATTGAACTAAGATTCCATAATCAATATCTTTTGCTGTTACATAAATTGCATGCCAAACATTATCCCTATCAACATACATTAAATGTTTTCTCTCTTCAATGAATTTATAATCACCTAGCATGTCATCTAAAAACTTATTAAATTCTTTGATTGGTAATTCAACTACTGTTTCAATTACAAAATCATCCTCTGGAACAATCTGTTCTTTAAATGCTTTTCTTTCAAATTTAACCTTCATTAGTTTACCTTCTTTCTTTTTCGTTACTACTATATATAAATAAAAGAAGCAAAATAGCAAGTCATATTTTCACTATAGTGACTTTATTTAAAGATTAAATTCTAATATCTCACTTAATGGTGTTTTAACACCTTCTCGTATTCTATAAAAGTCATCGATGTTACTTTCTTTATAACGAATAAATCGCTTTATGATAACATCAACGAACTTCTCATCAAGTTCCATTAAGTATGCAGACCTACCAAGTTGATCAGCTGCAATTAAAGTTGATCCACTACCACCAAATAGGTCTAATACTGTCTCACCAACTCTTGATGAGTTTGCGATTGCTTTACCTACTAATTCAAGTGGTTTCATAGTTGGATGCTCTTCGTTTCTTCTTGGTTTGTTATATTCCCAGATAGTGTCTTGAGTTCTATCATCTATAAAGTAATGAGCGGCTCCTTCTTTCCAACCATAAAGGATTGGTTCATGTCTCCAGTGGTAATCTTGCCTTCCTAAAACTAAAGCATTCTTAACCCAGATTAAACACTCTGCAAGTTTGTACCCTGCATTTTTATATGCATTTCTAAAGTTAAGTCCTTCAGTATCAGCATGACAAACATAAATAGCGCCACCTTTTTTAGTGTTTTCAAACATATTTGTAAATGCATCTAATAAAAAAAGATAGAATGTGCTATCTTCCATTTTGTCATTTTGAATCTTACCTGCTGTACCTTCGTAATCAACATTATATGGTGGATCTGTAAATATCATATCTACTAACTTTTCATTAACTAAATTATCGACATCTTCTTTTAATGTCGAGTCACCACATAAAACTCTGTGTTTCCCAAGTACATAAAGGTCACCTTTCCTACTAACTGGAACCTCTGGTATTTCACTATCAGGGTCAAAGTCATCATCGGTTGCGTTATCCGGAATATCAGATTCTAAATCTTCAAATCCAAACTGTAACATATCCATCTCAATTAATGAGAGTTCTTCTTCTAACTTTGAAAAATCCCAAGAAGCAAGCTCTGATGTTTTATTATCTGCAAGTCTAAACGCTTTAACTTGTTCATCAGTTAAATCATCCGCAATTATACAAGGCACTTCTGATAAACCAAGTTTAATACTTGCCTTTAATCTTGTATGACCAGCAATAATTACATTTTCACTTGTAACTACAATTGGAACCTTAAAACCGAACTCTTCAATACTTTTAGCAACAGCATCAACCGCTGCCTCATTATTTCTTGGATTGTTTTCGTACTCTTGGAGTTCTGTTATTTGTTTCATCACTATGTTCATTAGTCCATTCTTCCTCATCTTTCTCTAATCGTCTGGCCATCAACTCAAGCTCAGCCTTCTTTTCATTAAATTCAATACCAAAATGAATCACAAGCAAATACTTAATTGCAGAAACATCCGGAAGTGCTCGTTTCTTATATTTTGTGATTCGTTTTTTATTACCTGTCTTTGTCTCCTCAATAATTGTTTGTGACTCTTCATATTCAAAACCGATGGCTTTTTGATATATTGCATCAAGTAATGTATTTTTAAGTACTTCATCACCATAAGAAAATGCATCGTTTAATTTAGGATGTACTTTCCTTAGTTTTATTATTGTTTTTTCTGATATACCTAAATACTCGGCAACTTGTCTTTGTGTTGCTCGTTTAGCCACCATTTCTTTAATTGCCTCTAATTTTTCATCAAGATGACCAGACTTTTCCCACTTTTCATAAGTATCTAGCATTTTTCCTTTCATATAATCACTCCAACTGCTATATAAAACTGTAATATTTTACCAGTTGGAATACTACAAGTATTTCTGCAAAAACAAAAAAGAACTCAAATTAATGAATTCTTTATAGTTTCTAGGCTGGTCTTTAAGCCAGTATTCCATTTCGCTTATTTTTAATTTAGAACAAAGCACACCTTGCGATGGCTTTGCTCATTTTAATAATATCATGCTCTTGACAATTTCACAAGCGCTCAAGGCTGCTCAGGCTTGCTCATCCTTGCCATTTATAATTAACGCTATTTCTTCTATTGATTTATCATGCATCCTTCTTATCGAAGCTGACGAATAAAACATTTTATCTGCAATCTCTCTCCAACTTAACCAATCGATATATCTATACATCAATACTCTTTGATAATCAGGATTATCAAGTTCACATATATCAGATAGAATTTCATTTTTGACATTTTGTAAATTCTTCTTTATTTGTTCTATTTCATAGTGAACCTCCATTGCTTTATGAATCCACTTTTCAAACGGTGCTTTAAAGCTCTTAGTGCCCGATACTCTAATCTGATCAAATTGCACTCCAGGAATAGAATGTGACATACGTATATAATCTTCATGCAAATATTCTAACTTTTCAAGTTTTAGTTTCATGTTATGATATCTGCTTAGATATTTTTTTACATCCATGTCTTATTCCTCCTTAAATCTGTCTAATACCTTGATTTCTATTTCTATACCTGTTGGGTCATTTGACCACAACTTTTCAACATGCTCAACGACAACCTGTGAGTCATCTTTCCAAAAACCAACCTCAGTCATACAATCCTTTAGCATCTTTTCTAAATTATCTGTATCTGGTTTAGTTACTCTCCACTCATTATGTTTATATCTTTTACCTTTTGGAAATCTCCATATAACTTCTAACTTAATAGGTCCTTCTAATGGTCCCTCTGGTTTAAAAGGTTTTAAATGAGTAATGATTGTAGCTCTTGCTTGTTTTACTTTTTCAGGTTTATAAAAAATCGGCCTGTTGTTTACAATTGCTACTTTATTCATTTGAGCTGTAATGGTTGGTGGATCGAATATTAGAAATATTTTCATTACTTTCTCCTTTTCTTAATTATTCTTTTGGTAGAAAGGATGTGCTGACGGATGAGGCATTTGTTTGGAATAGGGCGTGCTATAAGCCCTATTCTACAAACGATGCGTCAGCTGTTGTTGGCAACAACTATATATAAGCCCTTTCTGCCAGTTTTTCTGCCAGCTGGCAGATAGGAGTTTTTTCCTTTTTGCCAGAGATAGTGTTTTTGTGCTGGCAGACATCATTTTTGCCTTTCTGCCAGGTCTTGTTTTCTTGTAATAATTCCTTTTTCTGTTTGATATTCATCACTAAACTCTTGAACTCTTGCTCTAACTGTTCTTTCGGATATACCTAAATACTCAGCTAAAATTATCGCTTCACATGTTTCATCTTCTAATTTATTAATGTCAAACGCATTATCAAATTCAAGCTTTCTAGACT